TCGACTCACACGAGCATCAACAACAAATCATGCTCAAGCAAGCTCATACATATCTTGAGAAAAATAATATAATCTACAATAGGATTGACCCAGCACAATATGTTGACATGATCAAATCAAAAATTGATACAGATATAACATTGAAAGATTGTTTCATCAATTCTAAATTAGAATTTTTTAATTTTAAATCAACATTTAATGGTTTAATAATTCATGTAGATAACAGCATCGATGAGATACGAATTGGAAATGATGTAAGTGTAAGACCATTATCTGTTGTATGTGTAGGTGAAATCACAAAACATAACATTACACCTCAAGATTTATTATACCCAAAACAATTAACAGTATGTCGTGATAATAATATCTTGTCATGTTGTGAAAATATTATGACACAACAACCATCACCACTGACATGCCCTAATCAACTTACAGTAAAATATAATGAGTAAATATATAACATTACAATGGAAAAATACATCCACAGATAGATCACCTACTGGTACTTCAATTCAACGATGCTCGAAAGTTAACTTCAATCACCCCCTAGCTCAAGTTGAAATAGTTGCTCATGGTAACACAGATGGTCTGGATCCATTGAAGGAGAATGGGTGGTGGGTTGATGGCAATGTAGAATCAAATAATGCATACATGTACCGTGTGTTAACACATCGAGGAGACGAAAAAACAGCTAGTCCAACAACGGGTTTTATACACTGTATAGATCATGACAAAGACATAGGTTACCCAGGTGGTACACCAACAAAATCTAAAACATACAATATAGATATATCTCCTGTTATACATATTGATAGTAACAGACTCACTAATGTTGATGACACAAAAAATACCATAATAACTGATGCTCAATCATTACTAAGACATAATAAAATTATCGAATGTATAAACACAACAGGTGATCCAATTGTAGATTCCCATGTCAATAACAACCAATCACAAAATATTGTATGTAAAACCATAACATCTATCAACAGCGTCAATTACACCAGAGATTTGAAAAAATCACAAATATATTACAATTTAAATAACAGTTATATTTTCGACAAATATACAATTTTTTCAGTAATATATAATGGGTATAATACAAGTGAATCTGATAATGAATACAACATAACAACAAATGGTTGTATAAAATGGAACAACCAAAAAATATCAATACAATTACCGTCTGGTAACAAGACTATAACTCGTCATATTGATAGCCTCTATCAGGTTATATGTTTGAGATCATCTCCCGAACATACTAGTATGTGGGAGAATAGTAGATTGTTATACAATAAAAAACATACAAAAAATAAAAATAAACTTGACATAACACCTAAAAGCAATATAAACATACTACCTAACCACAACAAGAATATTAACAGTGGTTTGTGCGAGTATATTATGTTTGACACATTATTAGATGATCATACACTCAATATTGTGTCACAATACATTCATAACAAATATAATTTACCAGCCGGTAATATTGATACACAAAATATGGGTTAACAGAACAAACACGTGTTTGTATTAAATATAGATACGTAGATGAAGTCAGATCCGTTTTATTTTGAAATCAAAGACATGATAACGCAATTCATTGCGGCTTTTGATGGTGTGACGATTAAAAGATTCAACAAGGACAGACAGATACAAGATAAAATACATGTGAGGTATGTGTATGCACCAAAGCAGCGTGTGATACATGATTTAACTAACAAAGCAAAACACATAACCTTGCCAGTGATAGCAGTAAGCATGTCGAGTATATCAAGAGATCCAACTCGAGTGTTCAACAAACTTGATTCATCATACTATACCAGGACACCGCTAGCTGAGCAAACTATTAGTGACACTCAAGATATTATACCACAACCGGTTCCTATTAATGTTAACGTTAATATGTCAATACTCACAAAGTTTCAATCAGACATGGATCAAATATTGAGCAACTTTATACCCTATAATAACCCGTATGTTGTAGTATCATGGAAGGTACCAACACCGTTTACAGACATACCACAGGAGATCAGATCAGAAATATTATGGAATGAGAATATCAACATAACATACCCTGTTGAACTATCACCTGATACATCATATCGTGTATCAGCTGACACAAGCTTTACTATCAAAGGGTGGTTGTATAGCTCTCAACCGACTAAACGTGCTAAAACTATATATACTATGAACACTGGGATGTCTGCAGTCAATTCAATTGATGAACCATCAGTAATAATACTTGATGATGTTGACACATCATTATCTGATAATGTTAACAGTGTTAACACAACACTAAAGGCATTATAATTTGTTGATTGTATCAATATGTTTGATTAAATAATATTTAGTATGGCAGAAGTACAAAAAAATAGAGGTAGTGTAGGTCAATTTGGTCGTGATTTCATGCGGTATGTGTCTTCGAAATTACCATACACAGACTCTTCGATCTCTATTGATACAATAAGTCAAGTCAACCCAACATACAAACACTTCTATGACACCGGCACACGACGCGACAATGTGTTAGCCAAATATAGTGTTTCTAGAAGCACAACCGATCCGGGATTTGCAGAAGGTACAATCGCGATTGATCAAAACTATCATCAGTACATGTACGCTAATGTTGATCAAGACAAAGGCAAGAGATTGATGGATTATCGTGTGATGGCCGCGTACGCTGAGGTCGCGGATGCACTAGATGAAATATGTGACAATATAATTGTTGAAAATGAGCGTAACGAGATAACATCCTTAAAATTCAAAGACACTGAATACAACTCGGTTATTAAACAAGAACTAGAAAAAGAATTTAAAAAAATAAATCAATATTTTGATTTTGAAAACAAAGGATGGGAATATTTTCGACACCTGCTTGTGGATGGAGAATTATTTTTTGAGCATATCATACATGAAGAGCATGTAGAATCTGGAGTGCTTGGATTAGTAGAAGTACCTACTGAGCTTGTTGATCCAATTTACGATAACGTACAAAACATGATGATCAAAGGCTATTTATTGAGACAGCCAGTGATCAATCCGAAAACAAACACTATTGAGAAATATAACTTTATACCATTTGACAAACACCAAATGTGTTATGTTCATAGTGGCATATGGAACGAAGACTCAACAATGAGATTGCCATTTGTTGAGAATTGCAGACGCGCATATAGACAACTGACCATGATGGAAGATTCCGTTGTTGTTCATCGATTAGTTCGTTCCCCAGAACGATTGATGTTCAATGTCGATGTTGGAAATTTATCTCCACCCAAAGCTGAAGCATACCTAAAAAAGCTGATGCATAATTACTTCAGTAGAAAGACATTTGATGGCAATCAAGGTGGTCGTGTGAGTGCTTTTGATCCTCAAAGCATGTTGGATAGTTATTGGTTCGCAAAAAGACAGGGTAGTGAAGGTAGTAGTGTACAAAGTCTTCAGTCAGGCTCAAGTTTTGACAATATTGAGGATTTAACATACTTCGTCAAAAAATTATATAAATCATTACATATACCAGTCGGTCGGTTAGATAGTGCATCGGTTTATGATGATGGTACTAATATGTTACGAGAAGAGTTAAAATTCGCTCGAACAATCATTAGATTCCAGCAAAAATTTGCAAACTCTTTAAAAGAAACATTCATAACACATTTGAAACTCAAAGGGCTATGGGATGAATATAACATGAAAGAACATCATTTTGATATCATATTCAACCCTCCAACCAACTTCTACACACTGAGAGAGTCTCAAATAATGGAACTAAAAGCGAACAACTTTACAAACATTGGTGGAAATGAGAGTGTATCACAAACATACGCGATGAAGAAATATCTAGATTGGTCTGATCAAGAAATCAAACAGAATAGAGAATGGTTGAGAAAGGACAAACAACTCAACTGGGAACTAGCACAAATCGAACAGTTTGGGCCAAATTGGCGAGATTTGTTACAGCAGCAAGCTGATAATATGGCCGCCGGAATGGATCCAGCCATGGGTGGCGGAATGGGTATGGGACCAGCGGGCGACTTACCCCCGGTAGATGGTGGAATGGAAGCACCACCAGCGTTTGGAGGACCGGCTCCAGAGGGTGATGCTAATGCCGGGGGAACTGAAACTCCCGCTCAACCCGGGTGATTTGATAAATAATATCAAATGGGTCATATAAACAATCCAGTATCAGCACATCAAGTTAGTGATTATTACAGCACTAACTTGAACAATAGAATTAACACTATTGCTAAACTCGCAGAGAGAATAGCTATGACCTTAGGTCATCCGCAGATTAATCTTGAAGCACATCAAAATCAAGTGATGGATAACATCTCAATTTCATTAGAAATGTTTACTAAATTTGCCGGATATACTGAAGAATTTCTGGTGTTTAACAGTGTTTTATATGAACCTGGTCGTGGATTAGCAATTGACAAGCTATTTAGCTACACACCGGAGATGAGAGAAACATTTTTTCAATCACAGACAGGTGTGGCACAAGACTCGACAAGTGGCTATGTTAGCGGAGGTTATGATCAAGATCTAGACTCTCATAGAAAAGTTATTGATGTATTCTCTTTTGAAGAAGGCAGCGCACAAGGTGTCAACACATTGTTTACACTCGAGCAAACATTAGCACAACAAACATATTTTAGTTATGCGTTAGGTAAATATGGCTTCGATTTAGTTAGCTGGTACACCATGAAAAACTGGATGGATGTGAGAAGCAAACTACTCTCACAAGAACATTATTTTAAATTTGACTCGTACCAACAACGATTGTATTTGACACCGGAACCCGGGAGCACCGTGAATCGGTCTGGATTTGTTGGTTTGGTCGGTGCATATGTAGAAAGACCGATTAGAGATTTGATCAAAGAAGTATGGGTTTATCAGTATGCTCTAGCACTCTCCAAAATAACAATTAGTCGGATACGAGGCAAATACTCTGGTACTGCATTGTTCGGTGGCGGTACACTCAACTATAGTGAGCTGTTAGCAGAAGGTAATGCCGAGAAAGACAAGCTTGAAAATCAACTATATGAAGGCACACCAGGTATTGGAGATGCTGCACCACCAATGTTCTTTGTTGGTTGATGAAGAAAAAAAAATACCGACAATATAAGCAAGGTATATATCAGCCTACAAATAAACATAAATACACAGGTAGAGGTAATCCGCGCTATCTTAGTGGATGGGAATTAAAATTTTTCCGATGGTGTGACAAAAATCCAGACGTACTAGAGTGGTCTAGTGAGAACATCATAATACCATATGTTAATCCTTTGACCGGTCGGACACATCGCTACATGGTAGATAATCGTGTTGTCATCCGCGAAGGAAGTGAAGTTGTTAAGTATTTGATTGAGATCAAACCAAAGCGTCAGACCCGTCGGCCAACCACACATGGTAACAAGAAACAAAGCACCATGCTGTATGAAAATATTGAGTATGTTCGTAATCAAGCCAAATGGGCAGCTGCTAAAAAATGGTGTGACAAACATGGTTATAAATTTCAAATTGTTACGGAAGATGAATTATTTCGTTGAAAATGAGCAAAATAAAATAAATATTCAAGATGACCAATCCTCAATACAATTTATTAGTAGAAGAATCTGACTGTGATTCGTTTCAATTTCTGATTGAAGAAGAAGCCAAAACCGGAAAGAAGAGCATGTTTATTTCAGGACCGTATATGGTGTGTAATGAAACGAATCGCAATCAAAGACAATACCCTTTAGAAGAAATGCAACGTGAAGTACAGCGATACAAGACCGAATGTATTGAAAAGAAACGTGCGTTTGGAGAATTGAATCACCCGCAGCATGCAGATGTTAGTCTTGATAAAGCCTGTCATCTAGTCACTAATCTAAATTTTGAAGGTAATGTTGTGATGGGTAAGAGCAAGGTGTTGAGCACCCCGGCTGGTCTGATTGTTCAAGCTTTGATCAATGATGGTTGCTCATTAGGAGTGAGTAGTCGATCATTAGGTCAGTTAGAAGAGAGTGATGCTGGTTATAATATTGTTAAAGACATGAGATTGATAGCGATCGATTGTGTTGCTGACCCAAGTTATCCAAAAGCGTTTGTGAACGGTATATTGGAGAGCAAAAGGTATGTGTGTAATACTGATGGTACATTCTGTGAATTGTATGATAATTTTGAAAAAAACATATCAACACTACCAAAAAATGATGTTGAAACATATTTAAAACAACAAGTATTAGATTTCTTGAGTAGTGTGAAGAATAAATACTAACAATCATGAGCACCAAAAAGAAACAATCAAACATTGATATCAAGCAATTTATACAATGCTTGACTGAAAAAAATTACGCACAAGCCGATAAATATTTACAAACTGCTGTGGAGCGCAAGCTAGAACAGCACATGAGAAAAGCAAAATCAAAAAACATTTTTAAATAACATGAGCGAAGAAAAAACAATCACCAGTGTGTTGAAGGAAGCAACCGAAGGTATCTTGACAGAAGAGGCTTTGTCTGATATCGAAACAGTGTTCGAGCAATCGATCAATGAACGTGTTGCGTTGCATGTAGAGAAAGCATTAGCTGAGCAAGATGAAGATCATGCTGAGAAACTGGAGAAACTACTTGAAGCCATCGACACGGACCACACAGCTAAACTCAACAAGCTAGTTGATGCGATCAATCACGACCATGCTGATAAACTCGCTCAAGCCGCTAAGAAGTTTAACTCAACACTTAACGAGGACGCAAGTTCATTCAAACAAGAGCTAGTTGGCAACATCAGCAACTATCTTGATCTATATCTCGAGAAAGCCATACCAGCTGAAGATATCAAGAAAGCCATGAGAAACACCACAGCTGTAAAAATGCTAGGTCAATTGAGAGAGGCACTTGCTGTTGACAATGCGTTGAGTAAAAAATCAATCCGTGGAGCTGTAAAAGATGGCAAAACAAAGATTGACACACTTTCAAAAGAAACACAGCAATTGCAAGAGAATAATCAAAAATTGGCTCATGAGCTGACACTTGCAAAATCACAACTTGTGTTGGAGCATAAAACCGCTGGTCTTCCTGCTAGCAAAAGAAAATACATGTTCAAAGTTCTCGGTAACAAAACACCAAAATTTATCGAAGAGAATTATGATTACACTCTCAAGTTGCTCGAGAAGACAGAAGAGCAGCGACTAGAAACATTCAAAAAACAAGCTACTGAAAGCAAGCCTAAAGTGGATCGTGTTGCTAAAACACAAGTGATCGCCGAGAGGGTTGAACAACAACCAGTAGTCGAACAACAAGCTTCACAATCAGCCAATCCATTGTTGGAAAATTACATGGCTGAGTTGAAGAGAACCTGATTTTATAATCATTTTACGTTGAGGTTAACAAACCTGAGTCAAAGCAAACAAGGAGAATCAAAACTATGTCAGTTAAACCTTCCCTAGCATACATCGACCAAGACCGCGCTGGCGCGCTTTTGGAAAAATG